AAACACTTTTAAATCTTCTTCTATATTATCACTATGAGATTTTAAACTTTCTAATGAAGTTTCTACCTTTGATAAATCAACATTTAAATTATATATTTGTTCTGATACTTTATTATATTCACCAACTTTAGTTTCCATATTTACAATCTCTTGTAATAATTTTTTCATACCTTCTTTTAATGTATTAATTTTCTTTCTTTCTAGGTCACACTTTTGATGTTTAAAAGTTGGGTGCAATGGTTGTGTACAAGTAGGACACACATCATTTTCTTCAAAAAATTTTAAAGATTTTCTATGTCTAGTTAAATTATTCTCAATCTTTGCTTCTAATTTAGATAATGTGGTTGTCTTCATATCAACTTTATCTCTATCTTTTACACTCTCTTTTGATGAAATAATATCTTCATTAAGTTCTTTTATTTTCTTTTCAAATGCTAACCGATCCTCTTCATTTTTGTCTAACACCCTTTTTTTGTGTGTTTGGACGTCTATATCCTTATGGAGAAGAGTATCCAAGTACTTTGCTTCAGTCTGATACTTGGTTTCTATAAGTTCACAATGATGGCGAACTTCTGTTATTTTATTCTGTAAATCACTTTGTTGTCCACGTAAGATGTGGTCCATTCTAGTAAATGCTCTTATGTCTAAAATCTCTTCAACTACTTCTCTTCTAAAACTTGCTCTCATTTTCATAAATGGTTGATAGGAAGAAGACCCTAATAATACTACTTGACAAAATGACCTATAATTACACCTCATAATATTTGTTTCAAGATATTTTTGATAATCAATAGTACTTGCGTCTTGACTTATTAACTCTCCATTACAATGTATTTCAAAAAAGTTAGGTTTAATTCCTCTTCTAACAATATACTCTTTTGGTCCTACACTAAAATATAATTCAACCTCACAACCACCATTATTAATAGTATTCACCATTTGGTCTTTCTTAATAATACGAAACGGTCTATTAAATAATGCAAAACATAAAGCGTCTAATAGAGTTGACTTACCACTTCCATTTGAGCCTATAATTAAAGTTAAATGAGATTTATTTAAATCAATGACAATTGGAACATTGCCAGTTGATAAAAAATTCTTGTAAGATATTTTCTTAAACTGTATCATAATATAATTTATTCACTTTTTAAAAATAATTATTTATTATTTCTTTGGACGACCTGCGTCAGCAGCGAGTCCAGCTATATCTTCGGATTCTTGCATTGGTACATCCTGAAGGTTAGGTAGTTCCGCTGTTGATTTTTTAGTAGGGTGTATAAAATATAAATTACCAGATACACTTATTCTTTCTCCTGGAGATTTAAAAGGTATTACTTCGTGTCTTGTCTGAGCAGGAAATATCCACATATATCCTTCTTGAGGTAAATATCCGTGGGAATGTTCTGCCCATTGTGGATTAGAATGTTCGCCATAATGAAATAATACACCACCTGGAGCAAAACTTTTGCCTTCGTATTTTTTTCTTTCTTCATCTAAATTTGGTGTTTTTAAATATATAATCCAAGTTAACATTCCTTTATGTATGTGTTCAGTATTAAAATCATTTGCTTTCATATAATTAATCCACAAACCCATTAATGCATATGATTTTGACCAACTTGGTTCTGAATATGTCTGCTTAACCCATTTACAAGTTCCTTCAACATATTCATTTACATAAGGTTGAAACTCTTGTACGAACCACTTTTTATCTTCCATAGTATAATCTCTTTGGTCAACCATTAAGCCTGCTAGGTGTTTATTAGCTGAACCTTTTGTTTTTTCTTTGCCTCTTTTTAAAAGTCCATTTATTAATTCTTTATGGGCTTTAAAATGTGCAACATATGGTCCAAAATTTAAAAATCCTAATGTTTCTATTTTCCTATCGCTACCTTCACCTTCATAAAGCGTGTGACTGCCACCACCACCACCAAAAGGTATATTATTAACTGCCATTTTCTCCTACCTCCGTATATAATTCTTTAGTATAATCTTTTAATTTCTGTTTGTCAAGGTTGGTATCAAGTTGGTCTATATATTTACCTAAAAACGTAAGTGTATCTTCACCTTGTTCTAATATATCTTCTCTTACACTAGATGTTACATCTCCTGAATCTTCAAAAATATTTAACTCATATATGTTCAATGTATCATATAGTCTTGCAACAAACTTATCATACATATCATCATCTGTTTTTTGAGATATAAACATTTTAATAAAACTATTATCATATCTTTCTATATTTAATTTATTATAATCTGTTTTTGTATCATCATAAACTATTTTTTTAAATATTCTTAATGGGTTAGATATTCTTGTTAACTCTCTTGTTTGTGTATCAAAAATATGAAACCCTTTTGAGTCTTTATAATCATTCCAAGTTATTTCAAATTGTGTACCTAGATAATAAATATGACCGTCATCTGATTTTTTATGAAAATGTCCTGATATAACTTTTTCAAATCTTTTAAATACAGCTCTATCTAAACCTTGTTCGTTCATAAATCCTCGGTTCATTTCAAACCCTTTAATTTCTAAATGCCCCATTAAAATTTCAGAATTACTATGTTCAATTGCGTGTATAGATTCATCATAAGTTTCATCACATATCCAAGGCATAAACAAAATATTTAAACCATCAAAGGTAACTTCTTTTGGATTTGCATAAACCCAAGGTTCATTTACACCATCATATGTTGTACAAAGTTCTGTAATTGCATTTACTTGATTTGTATTCTTATAATATGTATCGTGGTTGCCTAATATAATATGAGTATCTACCTCTTCTTCCCACAATCGTTTCATAAATTTTTGCCTAAAAAAATTGGCAGTTTTAAAATTTATAAACTTACGTCTATCAACTACATCTCCTAAATGTATTAATGTTTTTATTTTATGTTTTTTTATAAAAGGAAAAAATATTTCATCATAAAACCTTTGTTGATAATGTGCAAAATGTGGACTATCATTCCGACAACCAAAATGTGTATCATTTAATAGTGCTATTTTCATTGATAATAATTTTCTAATATAAAGTCGTGATAACTTTGATACTTTTCAGCTGCTTTATTCCACATTTCTTTACGTTTATCTAATTTATTCATATACGGTTCCATAAATTCTTTTATTTCTTCTTCAGTCTTATGTGTAAGATATACTAAATTAGGTAAATCTTGTGGTGCCCAATTGAAACCAGCCGCTATATAATGTAATCCACTATTACCAGCCTTTTCAGGAGGGTCCACAGTATATTCCCAATTAACAGTTCTTTGTAAAGCAATTGCTAAATATCCTTGCAAAATTTTAGCTTTCATAGTAACTAAACTTTCTTCCCAATCTCTATTGTTATTTGCTTTCCAATATTCAGTATCATTTCTTGTTGATAAAGAATAATGCAACCCAACAAATTCAGCAAACCCATAATAGATAGTTTTACAGGCAAATGTGAAGTTGTCTTTGTCCCATTGTGTAATTTCACCTCTTCTTAAATTTCTTACAAGTGCTATTAAAAATTCGTGTATTGAAAACAAACCATTACTTTCTAATGGTTCAATAAATCCATTAGCTAAACCTATAGCAACAACATTTTTTACAAATAATCTATGGTATATACCACACTTCATTTTAATGTTTCTAAATTCGTGTTTTTCAGTACCAAACCCAGGTCGTACCTTTGCTAAATGATTTTTAAATTCTTTTAAAGCAGTTTTATCATCTACAAATTTATCTGAATAAACATAACCTGCACCAACTCTACTCCACAATGGTATATTCCATACCCAGCCATTTTCTATTGCTGTGCAATTAGTAAAAGATTCCACTTCTTTAGTTTTATCTACATAAGGTATCTTGGTTACCCACGCTTTATTATTTGGTAGTTTAGGGATAGGTTCAAAAGGTTCTTTTAATGCACCTCCTAAAAGCATTGATTTAAAACCTGTACAATCAACAAATAAATCTGCTTTATGTTTGTTTAAGGAAACAATACCATTTTCATCTTGTTTAATATCTTTTACATCTTCTTGAATATATTTGACACCTCTAGGGATACAATAATGATCCTTTAACCATAGACCAAATTTAATTGCGTCAAACTGATAAGCAGAATCAGTTGATGTATCAAAACCATAGAATTTATTAGCACCCTTACTTTGATTAACTAGTGCCATAACAGAAGAAAAACAATCAGCATAATCTGAAACTGGTGTTTTTGGATAAAATTCCTTTTTAATCCACCAATCATTATAATTTAATTTAGTTCCTTCTATGGCAGGAATACCAAAAGGATAGTGAAACGGCGCCTCGCCTTTTCCATTAAAGTCTGTAAACTTAATACTAAATTTAATAGTGCCATCTGTATGTTTTAAAAATTCTTTATCATCTATTCCTAGATAATGTGTCCATTGTTTAACTTTTGATATTGTGCTTTCACCAACTGATATTGTAGGAACTTTAGGTGATTCTAATACAGTTATATCTTTATCAGGAAAAGCTCTTATTAAAGTTGAAGCTGTCATCCAACCAGCGGAACCTCCTCCGACTATTAAAATCTTATCACATTTCATTGTCTACCTTTTTTTTTTAACTTCTTTTTCTTTTTTGGTATTTCTACTGGTGGGGTATTCTTCCTTAAAAATTCTGTAAATTGATTCTTAAACTCTCTATCTTCACCTGGTTGCAATGTCATATCATCATAATTTGCTTCTTGAATCATACGGTGTTTAATTGTAACTTGTTTTTTCTCTTTCTGTATTCTCCGTACAAAAGCATAATAGATAATTTGTGTAAAATATGCAAATGGATTAGTTGATTTTCTTGGGTTAAAATTGTCCAAATATTGTAAACAATTCTCTATACCATCTGATATCATATCATCACGATAAGTATAGTTAATAAAATTTGGTCTATATGAGAGGTGATTCGCTATCTTTAAAAAACACTCGCCTATATAATCTGGTACAGGCGGTTTAGTTACTTTTACTATCTTCGCTTTATTTACAGACCTTTTATACAATTTCATTGCCTGTAAAAATTCCTTATTATTTACATAATGTTCTGGTTTTTTCTTATATTTAATTTTTGTAGTCTGTGTATTCATAATAGGTATATAATACTACATTTTTTTTAGATTGTCAATGCTCTAACCAACATTGACTTTTCACATTTTTTGTGTATAATGGACTATGTAGTCCTATGAGAAAGCTCCAGAGTGCTAGTGGAGAGTTCTCTTTGGTCCTCTAGATTCTTTAAATATTTCATTTAATAGTTCGTTATCTTCATCATTCATCCGTTCTTGATGATAGATTTTTGTCTTGGACTTTTTAGGTGAATCTAACTGGTCATACTCTTTTGCAAGATTTAAATAGCTTTTTGATATATCGCCACCAGCAGTTGTTATAGTTAATATCTTATCTTTTGGGATAGTAATAATTTTGTCTGGTGTGTAATTTGTCCATTTTATTAAAGCTATATAATCTCTCACTCCCATAGGTGTCATTTGTGGGATGTATTTAATTTGTAGAGGTTTATTTAATCTCATTAATGGTGATTTATCAGGCAATTGTTTATCACCTAACGGCATATGAGTAACTATATCATCACCATTTGTAAGTTTAATAATTTTTATATTAGCTTGTATGTCTGCCATTTCCTAACTCTATGTTATGGATTTCATAATCAAAGTCTTCATCATTGTATATATTTATACGCTCCCTAAAGTGTTGTAAAGTGTAATTTTCCTTTTCCCCATAGGAAAGGTCGTCAGCAATATCATATAATGTTGCGTGTGATTTGTTATCTTTTAATCGTAATCCTCTTCCAATAGATTGTAAATTTCTTAT